TCCCAGTGAGCCGACTTCAGCGATCCCGATTCTATAAGGAGGCATCCGGTATGGCACTAAGACCCGGTCTCTTAGCTTTTTATCCAGGTCTGCAAACGAACCCTCTTGGGTATTGCTCGACTCCAACGGGACCCAAGTTATTTTCCCTTCTTTCGGGATCCTGAGGATTGCTACCTTGTGAGCATTTTCTGTGCCTTTTATGTTGGTATTCCAGAAATCATTAAGTTTTTTCTCGGAATCTTTTTTCCATTTGCCCTCTAAGGCTATCCACCCTACGGGGATCCCGTAATTCTCAAAAAAGGACAGGTTATAATCCCTTATACCAACAAGTCCTCGGGCCGCTCCTACGGCAGGTAAGATGGGCGGTCTACCATAATAAGCCGACTGTTGGTAGTACTCCTTATAGAAGATAAGCTCATTTGCTGGATTGGAAACCTTTTTTTTCTCTTCTCCTGTATCCGCATCAACGTCCTTCTCATAGCCAAAAGTCTTAAACCATACTTTTTTATTCCTTCGCTCCTGGCAGTATTTATTACCGGATTTATGCACCCATAGAGTATGTGCCGGGACATTCCACATTCCTATAGGCTGGCTCTTGTCTCTAGCCAGCTCTATTCCCATCCAGCCTATGCTCTCTAAATCTGTTATCGCATTCCTCACGATTTTCTCTAGGTCTGTTATTGCATTCCTCACGATTTTATCAAAAGAGTCGCCTTCGTTAAAATTAGGCTCTTCCAAAAACTTCTCTATCTTTTCCCTTTCCTTTTTGCTCTCTTTTTTCCCTTCCCGGACTTTAAGCTCATAGCCCTGACTCACTATATCTGTGCCTATTTGATGAGCACAGGCATCGAAATACTCGCAATTATCCATATACTCGCAATTATCCATAAGCCAGAGCAGACCTCTCACGTTAAAAGGGTGAGGAATAAGGTCTTTTTCGGTTAGGAATTTTATGTCTTCTTCTTTTATTTGTTTAGAGCTTTTTCCCCCCTGGTCTTTTTTTACTTTTATAGCCGACGGGTGGAACACTCCCTTTGTCGTCTTAAGGAAATAAACTTCCCCAATATCTTGTTCAGGTTTCAAAATAGATTTCTCCGTCCTCATCGTCTCCGTACTCATCATCATACTCCTGTCCTTTTATTTGCTCCCCCCTCTCTTCTTTTTCATCTTGGGGAGGAAGCCTTTTCCGTTTAAGGAACTTCTTAATCCGTTTATCTTTCTCCTCTTCAGTGAGGTCCCTAGCCTCTGTTTCAGGGCCAAAATACACCTGGCCTTCCTCTATCTCTTCCTCGGTCTGAGCCAAAGCATATATTACAGCTTCAGCATCATCCGGCGACCGACCCAACCTCTTTTTAATTTCAGGTTTGGGGATGATTAGGATCTGGCCTGCTGAATTTATTTTATATTTGATTGAATTCAGTTGGCTTGCCAGCTCTGAGTCCTGGGGCAAATCAAGATAAGGGAGAATCTCCCGTAAGCCCCAGTGGATCTCCGAACGCAGGTTTTTGAATTTAATGGGGTCTCTGGGTTTTTTGGCTCCATTTATGCTTATAAGATTTATCTTTATCCTCAGCTTCCTCTGCCACTTGCCTTTCTCTTCCTTGAGCCGGTCGTAGACACCTCCTCCTACGCCTATGGTATCCACCTTTATGCTCATCTCTTTAATCCGGTCTTTCCACTTCTTAGCCATTCTGTCAACTACTTTCCATACTTCCCCGGCTGTACGCATAGTATCATGGCCTTTGGCTCGATGGCGTATCCTTACAACAAGCCCTTCTCTTGTGGTTATTACCGTCGAGTCGTCTCCCTCTCTAGCCACGTCCACACCTAGCTCCACAGGAGGGGTGGGGTCTAGCTTTCTCTCTATGGCTTTCTTCACATCTGAGTAGGGGTAAACATTATCCGGGTCTCCTATGGCTTCCCAGTCTCCATCAAGCAGAGCCTGCTGCTGTTTAGGAGTCAGCATATCTTTCATCCTGTCTATGTAGCCAGCAGGAAGGTTTTTGGCATTATCCTGAGGCAGTGCTGGGATATATAAAAAATCCTTCCCTGGTGCTTCTATGAACAGCTTCTTTAGCCAGCCTGGGTCTGGATTGCAAGACAGCAGAAACTTATATTTAACATCATAACCGGGAACGGTCAATCTCAATGTCCGCGACAGCATTCTAAATTCATTTTCTGTAAAGTCCTCAGCCTGGTCTATAGCTATCCAGCCATATTCCCCAGACATCTTCTTTTTCCAGTCTTCTGGTCTTTCGCCAAGTCCCCCGTATCTAATTTTAGATTTATTAATTAGCCTTATAATCTTTTCGCTCTGGTTCCAGTCTGCCACTAAATCATCGGGTATGAACTTTTCCATCTGGGGTAAAACCGTATCCCTAAAAGACGGCCAGGTCTTTCGTATAAGCAGACCATCATTGCCGGGATAATCCAAAGAGAGCTGAAGCCCCTCGTTTATAAGAGCTGCTGTTTTGCCTCCAAATAAAGCCCCTCCGTATAAAATATAAGTAGCATCGGCTTTATGGAATTCCATTTGCTTAGGATTCCGTGTAGGGTCATAAGGAAGCTCTATTTCCCTAACTCTTTTTGGTTGAGTTTGCATTTTTCTTTTTTATAGGTCTTGGGACTTTTGAGATGACGTTTATGGTGATATTCCCCTTTGTGTCTATATCTACATTCGTTGGAAGCAATCGAGCTAATATTTGAATAAAAGTCGTTTCGTTTCTTTTGCTGGAATTAAGCCAGTCGAGAAGCCAGTCCTCTCCACCTTTACGCTTGAAGACATTGAGGAACGTTATTTTCATGTCTTGGGTAAATTTAGATTGCGCACCCTTGGGCTTGCCAGGGTTGCCTTTGGTAAACCTGCCTTTAGCGTCCCGTTTGCGTCCGTATTTTTCGGTTTTCTTATTCATCGTTATCCACCAAAGCCACGCTAATGAACTCATCCGGCTTATGAATTCGGTTAATACTATCCACTGTTTTGATATCCAAGTCTTGAGTTTCTAAAGTTATCCGATAGCCCTTATCCCCGCTTACAAGAGATTTAGCTTCAAACTTCTTTATTAAAGCCTGGAATATTGCTTTCATGTCTTCTTCTCAATCAGCTTATCCAGCTTATCAAATATTCTCTTATGGTCGTCCCGATTTTCCTCCTTCATACCATCCAGAGATTTGCAAACCGCATCTATGGCTTGCTTATTCAAGAGGCTTCGAGTCCGATTTTCCACAATCATGTGGTAATGATTTTTATTATTGCTGTTTCCCTTTCCGTTATTTTTCTTCTTTGAGATTATGTTCATAGCCTTATCCAGAGCCACAAATGCTACTGTTATTCCCATCCCAATATATAAATAAATCTGCCCTCCTGCCTGTGATATCTGCTCTTCCATTATTTGCACTCCCTTCTTAATCTTCTTACTTCAAGCTGTAATTCTTTGACATACCTCAGAAATTCGGGATTAACAATAAAATTCCCATCTTCTGTTATTCCCAATGGATTTGCTTTTATTATAGCAGGCGGATTCAAGACGTCATAACCTTGATAAAGAGTAGGTGAATAGTTTGTGCAAGAACTAAAAAATAACAGCATTAAAAATATTAGAATTATTTTTTTTCTCATCCAAATTTCCTTACAATATTCCTACTATATTCAACAAATTCCTTATGAGTTCTCCCCCGTTTTGTACTATTGCATTCATGACAAATGATTTGAATATTATTTAAATTTATTTCATTACCATTGTTTATTCTATCTAATGATGGAGTGTTTCTATTAAGGCCTTTTCCATATTGGAAAATCAATTTTTTATTGCAATAAATACATTTCTTAGTTGTCTTTGCTAATTTTTCCAAATCATCTGTTGATATATTTATTTTACAGCCTTTTTTCCTATGATTTGAAAGTGTAGTTATAACCCAAATACGATACGGGTTTTTATATCTAAATAATTTATCTTTATTTTCTCTATGCCATCGTCTATTACATTCAGCTGATTTTTCTGGGTTGTTTTTTCTCCATTTCCTTACCATTTCTCTACCTTTTTCTGGATCTGCTTGATATCTCAATCTTTTATTTTTAGCATATATAGGACGCAATTTTTTTTTATTTTTTTGATAATATTCTCGGTCATATTCTCTTTTTTTAACTGGATCCGCAAATGGCATTTATTCACTCCTTCATTTTTCCCACAACCATTTTCTTACTTTTTTAAGAGCCTTTTCTTGAGCTTTTTTTGTCTCTGCTTTCAGTGCTTTTGCTATGGCTCTTTTGACTCCCTTTCGCTGGCGGTTATCCCCTATGATATGCACCCAGTCTTCTATTTGCTCTTTCAGGTCGAATATCCGATTTAGCAGTGTTATTATTTCTTCAAAGTTCATGATTTTCTCTTAATATTCAAAATGATAAATATCATCCAGGCTTGCCCAGTCCCCTCCCCATCTGCCTCCAATCGATTTCCAGAATGCACCTAAGACATCATATTCGGGGATGTGATTCCAGGTCGGCTTATCGTTGGAATCGATTATGACAATATCTCTTGCCCTATCCTTCTGGTGCATGCTTATCTTTTCATAACCATCACACTTGCTTTTGCCTTCATCAAAAAGTTTTTTCTGTTCTTTTGCTGTACGGGAATAAGAAAAAACTATGAAATCTATACCCTGGGTTTTAGCATATAGAGTAAGAAGGGCAAACTTCTGATTGAAAATTGCCCGCTTGCGTGTATTGGTGTTATTTGCCATCACCTATAAAAATAGGGACAAATAATAATAAATGCAAATATTTTTTAAAGGAAGGTTTGTTTTTAGGAAGGGTTTATATGGGGGAATTTTAAATATTTATTTTTTTTATTATTACTTTTTTTTTGCCTGAGCATAACATGCTATAGAACAATATTTCCTAAGGCTTTGGGAGGGAAATACATAGAATATTTTCCCGCAAAACTCACATTGCTTTCTTACCCTTGTCGCTGACTTTCTGCCTTTTTTGTAGAGTACATATTTATTTAACATCTCCTGCATATAAGTGTTTCTGTTTCTCTCTATGTAAATTTTATGGATTTGGGCATCGCAGAATTCGCAGGCGGTTTTCTTCTCGTAGTGGGTAACCACCTTGCCGAACCCCACTCACCCCAGACATATAAAGACCGGATGTCCATTTCATTATCAGATGAGCATGTTATCACATAACAGTTTATCTTTGCCATTTGTTTTCACTTCTTTTAATGAGTTCCTCCTTTATTTTATAACCAAGTTTTATTAAAGCTTTATATTCTAATTGACGAACTCTTGAATTGCTACAACGTCTATCCCATATCTCATTTTTAAAATTTTTCTTTCCCTTTGAGTTAAACCACTAAGAACATTTTTCCACAACCAGCTTGTTTTTGGTTTTGCCATTTTACTTTCCTTCGCTCACAAATTCCTCTTAATCTTCATAATCCCTACGGGTTACAAACGTCCCGATGATGATGGCAAAAGCCAGAAAGAAGAATACCTTTATCCAAATCATTTATCCCTCCTGTGAGCTTTCTGCAGAAGCCAGACTCCCCATAAATACCCAGCAATTATGCCAAACACTATGAGTATTTTTGATGACATTACTACCCTCCTTTATTTTCCCGCCCCTTGCCCTTAATTGCCTGGATAGTTAAGTGCGATCTCTCGGAAATAGATAAATTCCGTTGGCTGCTAGCGTCACAAGTGCTGTGTAGACTAGGAACTTCCAAAGAACCCATCCAATAGGAATAAGATAAGCTAGGACTGCAGCTGCACTTACCAGTATCGAGATTGCGATAACTGCTATACCCTGAGCTTTTAACCACCGCTTAATGACACTAACCAGAGCAGTAACACTGAGACCACCGACACCGGTTAAAAAGATAGCTTCGGCTGCCGCCAAAATTGCTGTAACTTCAATTTCCATTTTTATGACCTCCTTTCTTTGATTTTTTTAAAGCTTCTTCTCATCCAGTTTTTCACATGTTTTTTTAATCTAATTCATTTAGGATATCATCCAATATTTTGTTTGTTCTTTTTAGAACTTTCGTTAAGTTGCTACTGTAGCTTTCTAACCTGCCTAAAAAACCACCTTTCTCTATCCCTGTTTCTTCTTCATACTCATCGTTGACAACCGCTTCCCCAAGCAATAGTTCATGAATACGTTGCATTTTAACATTCACCTCTAATGTTCTGAGTTCAACTAAATCCATCCCCTCCAGAATTAATCGTCTCCTTGATTTTTTTGAAGGAACCATTCCTTCGTTTGGGTCTTTTTGCATTTTTTAATCTCCTTTGTTTAGTTTTTTTTCTCATCCAGAACATAAATAATTACTTCTGTCCTGGGATTTTTCTTGTCTATTTCTTGAAATACAGATAAAGATAAATATTCCGGACTATCCTCCCATATAAGTCCTGCTTCCTCTATCGCATCAAGAAGGAGTTTAACTGAACCCACAAGATTATCTGGATCTAGAAGTTGTTTGCGATAAGAGAAAATCTCTACTTTTCTATATTCATACATATATTTAATTCTATGCTTGTCTTCTATAGCTGCCTTTAATAGATATCCATAATCTTTCTGTATTTTATATCGTTCAGTCCAGTGCATTCTGAGCATTTTATTTGGTGAATTTGTCACAATGGGGAGGGTGATCTTACAAAGGATCCTCATAAAAATAACTCCATATGAGCGTTCTCTTTTCCTCTATGATATTTTTGATACAATTCAAGAATGCTTAGTCTCATTTATTACTCCTTGACGGCCTCTCAATATCAGGACTTGACTTAGGCGGAATATAATCATCTAATGCCTGCTGAAGTTGAATCAGCCTATCCACCATAGCCTCGTTTTCCTCTGTCAGGTCTTGAATCTGCTGGAGTTGGTCGTCATTCATAAAACCTGAATAAAAATCACAATTACGTTGTTGTATGAATGCTCCAGTCATAACGCCTAAAACAAAG